CAGTGCGTTTAGACCTGGTTCTAACTCTTTAACGAGTTGACTTCTAGATATAGCCATAGTTTAGATTCCTGTGGTATCTCTATACTGATGTTTGTTAATTCTAACAAGAATGTTAGCGTTAGCAGCAGTATAGTCACTGTTGTCAGGATCTGTTGAAAGATCATAAACAGCGAAGTTTGAAGCGTTGCTAGTTGCAAATGTACTACCGTCAATTGATACACCTGAAATACCTGATTTGGTAGATCCTGCTGCATAAGTTGCGATATTAGCAGTTGAACCGACTTGCGCTCGTCCAGCGTTTGTATCGTCACATTTGACTTCAAACACTACGTCTGGGTCGCTGATTACGTTTGCAACGATATCATCAGCTACAATTGCCCCTGGATAGTGGTTTGAGAAAGTTGGTTTTTGTGAAGTTGGGTCTGTATAGAAACAACCATTGAAAACACCAACAAGCTCAGCACCAGCAGAGGACCCACGAGAGATTGATCCGTTTGCGTTTAACACGACAGGATCTCCCATAAAAATGGAATTCGTTTCGTTGCTAGCTATGGTCATTTGTTGTTGACCTTGACCCTGATATGCAGAACCTAGCATTAGCACTGGACGAAATCCAAAGTTTCCTTGTTGATTTGCCATAATATTACTCCTTTGTAATACGTTGTTAGTATTGGTCGTTTAACAAACCGTGCCGATTACGACTTGTTTCCTGAACCAAAAGTTACTTTGGTTTGTCTTTGGGGTTTACTGATCGGCATCCGAGGATCCTCAATTTTCAGTAGATCGCTGTCGACAGCCTCTTTTTGGCTCTCGGTTAAGTTTTTGTAATAAGAGTTTCTCTCTTCAACAGTTTCTACTGGCATACGAGCTAACAGTAACCCACCTACCCCTATCACACCAGCGTGTTTTCCATCATCAATGGTAGGAAGTTGCCAATCAGGATACTCATCGGCTCGGACTAATTCCCAACCTTCTCGTAATTTTCCCATGATATTTTTCGTATCATCAAATCCTCTGACTGATTCCCTAATCCATCTGTGTTTAAAACCTTCAGGTGCTGGGGGTGCGTCTAATGAAGAGGGTCTAGTCCAACCTTTTTTACGAGCTGTTTTTTCCCTAGTCTCATTAGATCTTGACGTTTTATTTACCATATTATCTCCAATCTATACATATTTTGCGTATTGTTCAAGAGTAAGACCTAGTTTTTTTGCAATCGCTACTTGACTAGGAGTTAGTTTTACCTTTTTAGAACCGCTTGTTTTTGATGTCCGTGAAGTTCCAGCAACTGTTTGAGGAGCTTTTTCTTTCACTTCTTCTTTTTGATTAAATTTATTAGGAAATTGATTTTTCATATAATCATTGATTTCCTCATAATAATCATCACTTTTAGGATCAAACCCCTCTTTTAAAAGTTTTTTATGATGGGCTAAAGCAGTAAAAGTCATTGCTTCATCTTGACCAAACCATTTATTTTCTTCCGCCCACTGTTCAGCCTTTGGATCAGGCTGTCTTGGTTGAGCTTGTTGTGGCTGTTGTTTTTCAGCCATCAAGCCTTCTTGTTGTTTTAACAGCTGCTCTCTTTGTTGTTTGGAAGCTATAGCTCTTTCTTCTTCAATTGCCAATCTTGTTAAAGCTCTTTGAGACTCAACTTGAGCATTAACATCATTATTATACAAAGCATCTTGATAAGATTTTTTAGCTTGTTCAATTTGAGACTGTACTCTTGTCTCATACTCTGAAAGATAGTTTTCATCAAGAGACTTTATTTTGTTTTCATAATCTTCGTATTTTTTCTTTGCAGTTTCTGCAAAACGAAGAGCCTCTTGTTCGCGTTGTTCAGTTTTTTCTACTCTGTCTAGAAGTTTTTTAATTCTTCTTTGAACATTTTTAGAGTATTTATCTAAACCATCATCTTTAGAATCATCTTCTTCAGTTTTTTCTTGTTGTTTTTCTTCAGTGGAAGCTTCTACTTTTTCTTCTTCGACTTTTTCTTCTTTAGTAGATTCTTCTTCTTGAAGTTCAACCTCTTGACTCTCGCCAGTAGTGTCAAGGTCTACCATTTTTTCTTCAGTCATTTTTATCTCCTTAATAGATAGTTAGTACATCTTTTGGATCTTTCAACTTTGCTAATATTTCATCGTCATTAAGAATACGTATTTCTCCGCCTTCAATTTTGACTCTGGAGCCAGCATATTTAGCAAACACTACCCAATCTCCTTTTTTACACCAAGGTCCATTGGGAAATTTATTTTTATCAGCGTAAGCATCAGAACCCATACTTAAAATTAAACCCACATTAGTAGTGAGTTGTTGTTCCTCGATGGCTTTATCAGTAAGTAACAAGCCACCCTTTGTTTTTTCTACACCTTTGTAAGGTAATATAACCATTCTCCAACCTGTTGCCTGAGGAACTCTCTCCATAGCAGGTTTTTCATTCTCTTCTTTCTTTTTTTTATTAACGGCTTTTTTAAGCCCTTCTGGCAGTATTAAACTACTCATCTTTATTCATCCTTTCCATAATCTCTTTATAATCTCGTTGAAACTTTTGCATTTCATGAAGTTTACCTAAACAATATTTATAATCTTCAAAAGAGTTAACATTCATCGAGGTTATCTCTTCCTCCAATGCTTGTATCTTATCTTTAATAAGCTTAGTTACCTCATAATCAAAGTAAGCCACTATTTCGTAATTTTCTTACTTTTTTCGAAGCTACGCAAGCCCGCCATCCCAAGTAAAGCTGTGACAAGCGGAAATAAAGTCGACATGTCAAGCTCAGGTAAAGGTGCATGATCTACACTAAACGCTGCCAATATAAACACTAAGAATTGTTTTAAAACATATTCCCAAAATATTGCTAATGCACAGGACATACCAATCAAAGGCCTCCAAGATCTTTGCATGATACCGCCAATACCTGTAGCAGTAGACTTAGCATCAGCTAAGTTTATATCCATTTGTTTAGAATTAATTTCGTTTTCTAATTGTTGTAATTTTATTTTGATTTGACCTTTTTCTTCTTCCGAAGTGTGGACACTGTCAATAACTTTACCGACAGTGTCTACTAAAGATCCGCCTAATAATTTAGATAACATTGATTAGATATATTGAGCAGCTACCCAACCGATTAGTACACCGATTACGAGCCATTTTTTCTTTGGGTGTTTATCCCAAAGGTCCTTAATCCATTTTTGCATTAGAATACTCCTTCGAATTTAAGTCCTTTTGATGCTATTCCATAGCCACGTTTACGCTTCTTATCCTCAGGAACAGCGCCAACTGGTACTATTTTTCCATAAGGAATATCCATACCTTGTGACTTAGGTCCTTTTTTTGGAGGAATTGTTTTTGTTAATCGTTTAGTCATTAATGTAATGTTAAACTATTTTCAGAATTTTTCAAATAACTAATTTGTTGTTTAATATAGCTATCTGCAACAACTTCCCCATAAACGTCAACCATAGCTTCTCTACTCATTGAAAGCATAACCTGAGCTAATTCTATTAAATCAATACCTTGTTCAGCTTGTTCTTGAACAAAATCTCTTGTGCTATCAATAATTTTTTGAACTCTTCTTTGTGTTGTTTCATCCATTATATCTATAACATACCCTGCTTTTAATTTACTTTCCATTTTTCTTTTCTACTTTCTTTATTGTACCTTTATTTTTAGAAGCGTAGAATATTTGCTCCCCTTTTTTTTTGCCATAATTTTTTTTCATGGCAGACATAATTTTACTACCCTTTTTGGTTAGAGGCATCTCTTCTCGCTTGATTCAAGGTTTGATTAGTCATCTTATCATATTGAACTTCGGCACGTTTATCTGCGATATCATAATCTTTTTGTATTCTTGCTTGATCAATAGCTGTTCTTTGTTTTAATCTTTCAGCATCCAACTGTAATTTAGCAGCGTCTACCTGTGCATCCATTTGATCTTTTTGAGCATCCTGCTGTAACTCTTGTTGTTTTAACTGAACCACGGGGTCAGGTTGTCCTCCTCCCGATAACTGTTGTGACATCTGTTTTAACTCAACCATAAATTGAGCTTCTAGTTTTGCGATGACAGGATCAAGTTGATCCTGTGGAACTTGACCTTGCTGTGCTAAGAACATTGCCTGCTCTTTTGCCTTGAGAGAAATATGTTCTAAAATATGTTTTTGTAATTTCATTGCCATTGGAGGATTACCTAAAATCATTTGATTAGTGCCAAATATAATATGATTCTGAATATGCGCATCGTGATCTTGTCCTTCATATGCTTTTAATAAATTGCCATCTAATAGATCAGCGTGCTCCATTGCTGGATCTTTTGGCTCAACAGGAGTATCTTTTCTTAACATTTGATCTACATCTTTAACACCCAAAGCCTCATACATTCTTCTGTATGCCTCTTTCATGTTGTGTAAGTCAGGAGCACTTTGAGCTAACTGTAATTCAGTTTGAGCTAAGGTCACTCTCTGAGTCATAGAAAAAATATTAGGATCAGAGACTGGTAGTACATCTACTTGCTCACTAAAGTCTTCCGCTTTAATAGTGCGATCTGCACCCTCTACTGCGTAAGGATACGTTTCAGGAAGGTAATCTCCAAAGACCTTAAAAAGTAGTCTGAATTCTTTTTTTTGAGAATAGTAACATCTCTTATGGATCGCGGACATAACTTTAGATCCTCTCTCCAGTAAAGCCATTGTCGTACCGACAGGAGCATTTTGATTTGCATCGCCTACCTGTAAATCAGTGATAGCTGCAAATCTTTGTCCTGACTGCACTACAAAACCTAATAGACTATACAAAGTTTGAGAGGGTTCTTTGTAAGGTAGAGGCATTAAAGCGTTTCGAAGATCACCGTTGGGTGCATCAATATCTCTAAACTCACCTGGTTGAATAGGCTCTGCATCATCTCTAATTTTTATTCCTCTTGATTTAAAACCAGCGGGTAAATTAGATAATGATCCCGCATCAATTAACTGACGAAGAATTGATGTTGCTGCTCTGGATAGAGAACCAATAACATGCAGTAAACCAAAACCATAAAAACCTAATCCTGGTAAAAATTTATAATGAACAAAGTACTGCTTCTTCATTTTCTTCGGATCGTCTTTATCGTAGTTTCTTCTAATACCCACAATCTCACTGGATCCATCCTCAATTGTTACAATGTAAGGTATTTTAATTCCTGTGGTTTCACCCATCTCATCTTTATCTTCAAAACCCTCGATGTCTAAGGAAACATGAAACTCATATAATCGAACATACTTGTCTCTTTCGTTTTGCTTTAAACCTTCTATCTCATCATATTTTTTCTTAACTTCACTTGGATTTACTTGATCGGGATCAAGATCAATATCTTTATAAAATCCTGAAACTTGCTTTTTCCTAAAATCATTATAACTCATATTAACAATTTGACAGATGCGGTCACAACTATCTAAATCAGATGTCATGTAGTTGACGACTAAGTCTTCGGCTGGAACAAACTTTGATACAGCTCTATCCATTAACTCATCATAATAAACTTTTTTAAATGTGCTGCCAGCTAGAGGGAGATAAAATAACATTTGATCATACTCAGGGGTAAAGTCTTCCATTCTGTTCATGAGCTGATAATTCATGTACTCTTGAACACGCTGTGCTCTCGCATACTTATCAGGACTTTCTTCTCCCATCATCACAGTTCGAACAGGACCTCCTGAAGGTAGTAACTCCTTGTAGGCCGATGCCTGAAACTGAGTGGCACTCTCCGCTAATAGCGGATGGGTAACACCACTCGCACCTGTGAAGGGTCGAGTGCGTCTTTCATATTTAATTCCTAATAAATCTAAACCCTTAATGTAAGAGTCTTCCCAATCTTTACGGGAGGCGCGGTCACTCTCTAAGTCATCTAAAAGTTCGGAGGATATTCTTCCTAAGAGTTGATCATCTAAAACTTCTGCTAAGTTGGAATAGAACTCTACTTCATCGGGAAGCTTGGACAGCGGATCGAAGTCGAGAGTTGCTCCTCCCTCTTCATCCATTTCAATCTCTAGTCCTTCGGGAGTCGGGATTGGTTGACCGTCAATCTCTACTTCAGTTTCCGATTTGATAATCTCTAATTCAGGTTTCTCTCCTGTTTGATATAGACCTTTGTCGGTGTTAGTTGCCATAATTTATTTTTCCAATAACAGTATTTATATCAGCTAACCCATCATTTACAAGTGATCGTCTTTGAGGAATACTTATACTGCCGCCTTGTTTCTTTTTTTCGACATCAGTTCTATTTTTATTTCCATCGCTTTGGCGAAGGCTTCCATCGGTGTCATTGGTTGTTTCTTCTGCCGCTTTGAGGAAGTCTTCTGCGACATTGGCATAGCTTTTTGGTTCACTTTTTACTCCTAACTTTGTGTATAATCCTTGTTCAAAATACCATCTAATTGCCTGTGTGTCATCAACTGTATAACCAAGTTTGTCAGCCACTGCTTCCATAAACCTATTCCACAGTTTTCTTTCTGACTCATTTCTAGGTGCATCAGCATAAGACACTATTTTACCCTTTTTATCCCTAATAAACATATTTCCAGTTAATCTATTCATACTTCTTGTATTCCATATATCAATAACATTGAGATTTGTTACTCCGCTTATATTGGCTAAAAAAGGACCAACCTTCGGTCCAAAGTTTTCAAAACCAAATATCTCTTCATCTAGCTTTCCCGATAGAGGACCCATATTTGCATATTTTTTTCTTATTGGAGCAAGATCTCTTCTTGTCGTTTTTTTAAACAAAAATTTCATAAAAGCATCTAATCCCTGTTCATCAATAAAGTTTTGTACAAAGGTTATCTGTTTTTCTAAATTTTGAGCATTTTTATTCCATTTTTTAGGTTCTCCTATTTTAGCTAAATTCTTTTTAACAGCCCCGTCCTTAGCACTATAATTTTCATTAGGATTTCTTAAAGGAATTTCTCTTCTATTTTTTCCACCACTAGTGTCAGTAAAAGCATTAATCATTTGAATTGCTATTTTAAAATCATTACCAAC